ATAATTGCTTCAATATGATCAGGAAATTTGCCCGGGTCCGCGCCAGCTGGGTTGAAAGCTTTAGAAGCGGGATCAGTAGCACTAGCTAATTTCATAGCGCCTGAACTAGCAAAAGCTATATCAAGAGGTTCTCCTGCCATAAAAGCGCTTGCAGCTTTAGTAAAACTATCTTGGGTTACTAAAGCGCTACCTGAATGATAAAGACCACTTATAATTGCAAATCGTTCTTTCTGACTTAGAAAGTTCATTTGTGCTCTTTCAGTATTTGGATCAGTGTGCGTTACCAAAATGTCTGCTATATCATTTGCAGCAAGAGTTGTAATATTTTTAATTCTGGCTTGTGTTTCTCTAATTTGTTCTTTGGTTGGGAAGTTCTTTTTAAAACCTTCATCGTTCTGATATTTTTCAGCAAATGCTTTTGGACCTATAGAACTAAATTCTCTTGAGTACTCTGGATTACTAGCAAAAAATTCTGTAAGTCTAGTGCTTTTACCATATCTTTTTATAGAATCTCCAGTACCTACAGAAGTCCTAGTTGCTTCCGTAAGGTTGTCATAAAAACTTTGATTTTGTGGGCTGTAGGTATCTTGAGCTGAAGTTATGGCATTATCTAGTCTTTGTTTATTAGCAACACTCACTGCTTTAGATTTCATGTTGAGTTGATCTTTTTGCCTATCGTTTAAAGATTCCCATTGTTCTTTACCCATGCCAAGAGGTATTTTAGTATTGTCGTGGAAATAATTACTGTATCTACTTCGTTTAACTACAATAGCATCTTCACCAAGTACTCTTTCTGCTGCTTCTTGTTCTCTTCCGCCAACTACTCCTACTCTACCTTGTCTGGTTCCTAATATTGAGGCTGTTGCACGAACTCCTCCGTCTTCAATATCCGAATAATCGGCAGGGGTAAGGCCCTCGGTAAGCGTACCAGAAGTCGCTCCTCTTTGGCCGCTAAAATCCCTTTCTCTACCATCTGAATAAGTTACGCCAGTAAAAGAACCCATTATTTCATTAAATAAATCCTCCCCAAATAGTGGGAAGCCATCAGGATCGGAGTAAGAAACACGCGGTATTGGAGTGGCAGCAAGAGTCTTACCTTTATACTCTGTTTCATAACCCCCACCCGGTTTTGATTTACCTGTAGCTAACGCTCTATAGTTATCTTCATTTAACAGTCTTGCGGAATTTATTTGTTCATCAGTTAAGGTAACATCGGGACTTTCCATTTGTACCATAGCTTTTATTAATTCAGTTCTAGTTTGAGGATTTTTTAAATTAAGCCCGTCATCTGCACCAATACCTATTTCTTTTGCAACAAAATCTATATAACCATCAGTATCATTTTCATTTGGTGGAGCAAATCTAGTAATTACTTCCCGTATTGAGTTAAACCCATAGTCGTCATATTTTTCTAAAATTTTATCTGCAGCTCTAACTCCATGTGCAGTTGAAATAAAAGTTTCATACCCTTCTGGAGTCCCTTCTTTACTGTCTCTTCCAAACCAATCATTACTCGCGTTATATCGAATATTAAGAGGGTTTTTATTTCTTTTACCCATTGTAGCGTTGGGCCCACCGGATTCTTCAAACTCTTTCCAAGCTTTTTCTATAATTTTTCTATTTGACCCAGAATAAAGCCCTTGATCTGCCATAGAAGAAACATCACCTAAATCTTCGATACTTTTCATTGCCTGCCCTTCGGTTATTGCTAAAAAGTAAGGGTCATTTGCAATAGCTGCTAACTCATCTGGAGTCATGGTTTTTAAGCTTTTTTCCTCCTTAATTACTGCTGAAAGTAGAGGCCCGGGTTTTAAATCTTCTGGAGCATTACCGCTATCAGTATTTGTTAAATCCCCTATATTGGTACGCCTACGCCCAGTTACAGCCGCCTCAAGTTGGTTAAAGTCCTGCATAGTACCGAATCTTCTTTGATTTTTATCAAAAGTAGTTTCACCTAACTTTCTTAAATAACTACCAAGAAAATGTCCCATAGAGTCTGGAGAAACTTCTAAAGCTATACCACCAAATTGAAAATCTTTTGCATCTTCAGTAATAGGGGCTATAACTTGACTCTCCCCATCTACGCCCCCCTGCATGTTTAGTAGGACAGGAGAGTAGTTACCATTCTTGTTCTTTTCTAATTTAACAGCCCTCTTGCCCGCACTACCAGTAGCAGCTTGAGTAAAGCCAACATAATCAGAAAATTGAGCGAAATCCATGCCAATTAAATCTTGTTTGGCTACTTTTTCAAAAAAATCTATATTAAGGTTTCTGCTGAAACCCATATTTTTAAACTCATCAAATTGGCCTTGGAATGCAGCGTCGCCTGCATAGGCACCTCTAATTTTATCTTCGTTTAAAATTAACTCGTTTTGAAATAATGCTAAGTTTCTTCCAGAAGACTGGTGCCTAACTAAAGCATTCCTGTATTCTTCTTGTTTACGAAGAAGTTCATTTTTAGCTACTATGGCATCTCTATCTCTAAGAAACCCAAGGACAGCAGTTGCGCTCATTACAGTGCTCCTATAAAGGAACCAATAATTCCATATTTATTTGATTTATGTTGAGCTTGAGCCGCTTTATATGAGTTTTCCATATTAGTGGTTTGAAGCGCCGCAGAAGAACCCATCTGAGTTATCTGTTTGTTAATTGTATTAGAGATATTCGAAAGTTCATTTAATAACGCAGTATTCTGTTCATCCTGAGATATTCTGGCGTTATTTAAAGCATCCGAAGCTATATTTACTCTTCCTCTGTCGGTTGCTCTACGTTGCTCTAAGTTAAAAGCTCCTGTAGTAGCTACCCCATATCTGGATCTAGAACGGTCTACTATACCTTGTGCTAAGTTCTGTTGTACCGCAATATCATCTAATGCAGTATCTACCAAAGCTTGGTCCTTTGTTTTTTTGACTAAATCTCTTTCAAATTCTCTTGTTAATCCTACTTGTAGTTCATAATCTTTTTTAGCTTCGTCTGCAAAAAGCTTATCTGGGTCTGCTACTTCTGGTAGAGTATCAGCGTTAAAATTAGTCTTTTTAAAATCTAAAGTTCCTATATCTTTAGCAGTTTCTTCTGCTTGTTTTATTTGTTCATTAGTTCTAGCCAAACCTTGACCCGGACCAATACCAGAGTCAACAACAGCGGGAGAGAAAGTGGTGCCAGCAAGACCTGATAGATCAATCGGCGTAAAATTAGCACCAAAATTTAGTGATGGGGTAAAACCAATATTACCACTATAGAGATTACCAAGTGTTTTACCTATCTCTCCCCATGCGTTACCTGTATACATCTTGATTACCCTGTTATTACGGTGTTATACCGTACGCGCTATTGTTTTTATTAAAATATTGATTTGCACCGGGAGCATTATAAAAAGCAGGCATTGACCCTATGTTAAAGTTATTTTCTTTTGGTAACGCAGCATGCATCATAAACCCACCTGCAACACTACCCGCAGCTTTTGCAACTGCTTTAGATATACCTGCACGTGCTGTATTTACCGTCATGTCGGCCGAGTTTTGCGCCATAATCGCAGAGTCATCAAATCTAGAAGCTGCAGATAAAGCACTTCCTCCAATAGCGGAAAAACCTTTTGCAGTTTTTAACGCATCAGTTTGCGCTTTATTACCTAACGCTAGTACTCTTCTGTTCGCTTCTTGTAAGTTTTTTACAGAGCCAATAGCTAGATCTGCGGAAGCAGTTACATTTGTTGCAAGTCCATAGGGTGACATACCCGCTCTTTGATAAGCATCCATAACGGATTTTGCAGCCCTACCTCTAACTACAGAAGCTGTGTTTTTTTCTGCGGCTTGCTGTAATCTGTCTTCCATCACAGGACTCCAAACCTGTCTCCACGTTTGTTTTTCGTCCTTATATAAGGAAGCCAAAGTTTTAGTAGACTCACTTACTTGGAAGTTTTCTTGATTTGGTCCTTTAGCCATTTAAACCTCTTTTCTATATGTTGTTGATATAGCTTTATATCCTTGCTGTTTCGCCACTCTCATCCAACCAGAGCGACTCGAATCAAATTCTATCGCGACTAAATTTGAATTTTTAGCTGCTCTGCTTAAAAAATCAAATGTCTCTTCTGCTATATTATACTCGGGATTTGCATATGCTACCCAAACAAATAGCTTTTTTTCACCACCAAACTCATTCAGTATAGACAAAACTAAAAACCCAGCATACTGTTCATCTTTATACGCAACCACCAATTCAGATGTTTCGTTACGTAATGCCGAATACACATCTGCTGGTATCCAGTCTGAGTATGATTTACTTATTACTCTCTGTAAATCTTTCTCTATTATATTATAAGCAGCTTTTATTTTTTCTGGGGGAATAGCATCAAATACTACTCCTCTAATAGTCAAGCTCCTTTCCATATCGTCCATACCTCTTCCTTGGTGACAACCCGGCACTTTTATATTTGACTGTTCTTTTTACACCAATATTTCCGCCTCTTCCTCTTAACTCTGCATCAGAAACTTCACCCTGAAACAAATTAAAATAGTCTGCGGCAGCCATTGGGTCAGTCCATTCTTTGCCCGGTATTCTTAATAATCTATAAATCGTGCCATATAAAATACCGTCACGATAAGTATTACTAAATTCTGTGTCTATACTGTTAGTAGTTCTAGTTGGTTTAAGAGCCACATTTAACAATAGCCCATTTACAGTTTTTGCATTCGGTACTGGTACTAACCAAAAAGTATCAGCTGTTTTTTGTAGATATACTGTTGGTATGCCAGACTTATCTCTCCAGTCGGGGTAGTTTAACTCTAGACTTCTTGGGCTTATGGGATCTAAATCATTACCATCATAAGTAGCCCACTGTATTTGGTGTACGTCTGTACCACTTGGTTGGTCAAACTCATACTCATAAACTCCTGATATGGTAGTTATCGGGTCTAGGTCATAAGTATAAGCTCTGCTTTTTTCACAAAGTTCTATAGTTGCAGAACGTAGGTTAGTTTCTATTAAAGATTCAGAACATCCCGGTACGTAAGGAGCAACGTCTCTTACTAATGATTCAAAACTAGCCAAGTCTAGCCTCCTGTTGTGGTGCTTCGTTTAAAGTTGTAGCTTTTGAAAAGTTTAAACTTTGAAAAAATAATTGATAATGAGTTCCAGAACGTTGTTGATTACCTGCAAACTCAGCGTCTTTTAAATATGCTCTATACAAAACAAAATTTATAAGCGCGTTTGCAAAAATATCATCTACTTGTATTAAATCAGTATTTGCTCCAATACTCGTAGGATTTTTAGAATATATAACTTCTACATAAGCATTGCCAGCGACTCCTGGGTATACAGAAAACTTACGTGGGTCTCGCTCATCAAATATGTAATGTTTAACTATAGTACCGTGGGTAGCTCTGCCTGTAACAGTAGGATCGTGCCAGCTTGGGTCTTCGCTGTTTATTACATCTAAGTTTACTTTTGAAATAGCTCTAGCACCAGTAGCATCTGTAGCAGTACCTGACATATTTCTAGATACACTAATAAGTCTTAATCCATCCGTAGGTATTGTTTGTTCTGTACCAGTAGCTAATTGTACATTTGAATGTGTAGCAGTAGCATCGGGTCTAAAGTTAGCAATCTCTCTTTGCGCATCACTCAAGTAATCAAACATCTCGCCATCGGTCCAACGCACACCAGTGTTATCCTGAAGTATATTACGTACCCTGGATAAAATATGTTGTGCTTGTAACGTACCGGCCATCTACTTTTTCTTAGTTGTTTTAGCTTTTGCTTTTGGTTTTTCTGTAACTTCTTCTACAGCAATTTCTTCAATAACTTCCATTGTTTTAGCTTTGGGCTCTTCTCTTACTTCTTTAGCCCCAGCTTGTATACAAGCATATCCAATATACTCTGGGAATTCTCTTGCTTCTCCTGCGTATAAACGAACAGCATCACCAGTTTTTAGTGACACATATAAATCTGTTTCTGAGATAACTTTCATAGTTTTTCTTTCCATTTAAAACTCCTGTTTAGTAGAAAGAGGTGGTCCGAAGACCACCCCAATCTTAATTAAAATGCGCAATCTACTCTGATTACACCAAAGTCTTCATTCTGACCAGAAATGTCAGAGTTATAGACTGGTTTTTTAAGACCCATGATCTTACCGATAGAAATACCGTTTTGGTTTCCATAGTCGAAAGTGTCTTCAACTATTTCAGGCAAACCGATATCTGCCATAGCAAGAGCTTGAGCTCCACAGAATAGGTTAGCAGCGAAGTCAATATCACTACCAGATCCACCTTTCTGAGTACCTGAGGTACCTTGAGAAGTGTTTGGTACGTGTCTGAATTCGTGAACCATAACGCCATCAACCATTAAGCTAGAAGATCCAGCAAATAGTTCGTTGTTTGGTCCTCTGATACCAGCGCTTCTTACGTTAGATAAGAAGTCAGAATCTAGTTTCAGATCAGCCATTACTTGTGGAGTAACAAAAAGATGATACATCTCTTCATTACCTGCGCCTCTCATACCTCTAATGTATTGGTCTTTAGCATAAGCTTTTAGTTCAACAATAGTCTTGTAAGACATTGTGTCAGCAGCGACTAAAGCAGAAGTATCACCAGCAACTAAACCATTAGTTGCGTCGACTCTTCTGTGTCTGTTAGAAGTAGGAGCAGTTACATCACCATTAAAGGCAAGGTCAGACAAGTTAGCACCTGAGCCTAGTACTGGTCTAGTCGCAGCAGAACCACCGATATTGTTGTTCTTTCTGTTATAGTCAATACCAGCCAAAGTTAAAAATGCAACTTGGTCTAGTCTGTCCGCCATTGCGTATGCAAGTGCGTCTCTTGAGTGCTCACGGAAGTTGACAACAGATTTTTGATCCGCTAAACGACCA